GTCTATCTCTGGCAGCGTCCTGAAGAAGTTGGGCTAGTCCTCAAAACCTTCGCGCTGAATCTGTTTCTTGCCGTCCCGCTCTATCTGCTCATCCCCGTCTGCGGTCCTAAATACGCCTTCCACGGCTTCCCTGCTCTACCGGGGCATGTTGCTGCCCATCTGGTTACAATCTCTGCCGCGCCGAATGGCATCCCGTCAGTCCATACGTCCAGCGCTTTGCTCATCCTCTGGTTCCTGCGGCCTTGGCGTGTTGGCCGTCTGTTCGGGTCCGTCTTCCTTGCCCTTACCGTCTTTGCTACGCTTGCATCCGGTGAACACTACCTGTTCGACCTGCTCTGTGCTGTTCCCTATGCCATCGGCATTCAGTGGCTAGGAGCTAAACCCGTAGTTGTAGCCGCCCGCCGCTACGATGATCTGGAACCCGCGAGAGCCGGTGTTGCCGTTTACGTCCGTGACGGTGATCGTGAAGCTAAAGGTTCCCGTAGCCGTCAGGGTGCCTGAGATGATGCCCGTAGACGGTGCAAGCGTCGTGCCTGTCGGCAGGCTTCCCGAAGTCACAGCGAAGGTATAGGGTGCTGTTCCGCCTTGCGCGCTGATGGTCTCGGAATACGTGTTGCCCAGCGTCCCGCCCTTTAACTCTGTGGCTACCGGCGTAGGTGTGAAGTAGGATGGCGGGCGAGCTACAGCAGCCATCAGCTTTACGGCTTGGTGAAATGCAGCCTTGCCCGTTCCAATCAGCGGGGGGCAGTTATTTGCGGCTTTCGGGGTTGCCACTTACGCCGTCCTTACGCAGATAACGTAGCCCGTAATACCAAGAGGTCCGAATCTCTGCAAACCGCTCGTGATCTTCGTAGGCATGTATGTCATGGTCGTGCCGTAAACCGTCGCGTTGAAGGTCACGCCTTCAGTGAAGTCCGCTCCTGCGCCGCTTGCTAGTCCCGTGCAGTTCTGGTCCCAATAGCCAACATAGGGAGCCACAAGGTCAATCGGGATAGCGCCGTTGAACGACCCTGTCACCGCCGTTCCGCGCACCGATGGAACCTGCGTACCGCTTCCTCCTATAGCCAGTCCTGCTCCGATGCCGAACACGATGGATTGCTGGTTATACACCAGATTGTTCGCAAGGACTTGCGATCCCGCGTAGTAGATGGTCACGTATGAACTGGTAGCGTTCCCCGAACTATCCCTGCTGCGCTCGATATTGAAGGCGCATGGGAACACATTCGACCCCGTCGAAGCAGAGCGCCACATCAGCACGGAAATCATGCCTGTATTCCCAAAGAAATCGCACTCATACGTCGTCACAGCAGAGGCTGGAATGCCGGAAGCATTTGATGCAACGAACGGACCAATTACAAATCCAGTCGGGGTTCCTGAACCGTTCGTCGCAGAAGACAGCGTAAGGCGTATCGAAGGGGAGTTGGCCGATCCGCTGTAATTGCCATACTCCACCTTCAGATAGAACGTCGTCAGCCCATCGTTCGGCTGCCAAATCTCGTAGACATACGCTCCGCTGCCGGGAAGGGATACCGTGCTCCAGTTCACCTGCCCCGTATCGCTCGATTGCACCCAGCCCGCCGTGGTAAAGAACGTGCTGATGGTCTGCGCCCAGTTCTTGAAGTTGGCGAGCGTCGAACTGTCGCAGACGAGAAAGGATTGCTGGGTTGCCATGCTTACTCCAGTACCGCCGTAAACGTCCAGTCACTAGCCCCGGACGTAATGTCGATGGTGAAGATGTCGTTAGCCGCAACCGGCAGCGGTGAACTGGTCAGCGTCGTAAAAGTGCTCAGAGTTCCGCCAGCCGTACCCGCCGCCACGGTAGGGTCAACGCTGAATACGTCTGTACCGTTCTTCTTGATCTTGAAAGTCAGTGCGGTTGAGGCGTTCGATGTCTTGGTGACTACAACGCACTTCGTAAAGCTGCCTGCGTTTCGCGCGAAGAGTTCCGGGCCTACATTGGTTCCGGTTACGCCGTTGTTGATGACAAACCCGACATTGAGCAAAGGCACATCTGATGAACTCAGTGTCGTGCCAGCAGTGACGCGGCCCTTAGTATCCGTAGTGACCTTGGTATAGGTTCCCGCTGTACCTGCAGCCGCCAGTGTAAGGGCGCCGGTGCTGGTATTGACTGTTGCATCGCCTGAAGCGGTGAATCCGCCAAATGCTCCAGCGTTGTTGTACTGAATCTGCCCCGACGTGCCTCCGGGTGTACCGCCGCCGCCGCCCGTCGAGTTAACCGTCTGATTCGGCCATGCGCCGGTGATGGTTACATTGGTGCCAGGCACCAGCGACGGCGCTGTGGTGCCCGTACCGCCCTGTGCTACCGCCAAAGGCAAAGTGAGTGCGGGCTGCTTCGCGTTCCAATTGGCCTCGTCCGTCGTAGTAGGCAGATAGTGCGAGTCGTCCACCCTAATTGAAATATTCGGCGTGGTTGTCGGATTGGTTACGCTGCCATCAAAGCCATTGGCCGCCGCTACGGAAACGCTGCTCACGGAGCCTGAATCAAGCGGGATCTGGCTCAGTGCCTGCTGAATGCCCTGAAACCACTTCGTCCACGTCCATGTAATCCGCCCCTGGTTGTCAACCAGCGGAGATTGCGGAGTGGTGTAGCCGACTATCGGCTTGCGTGGTGCCATTAGCTAGCCCTCAGGTAGGCATCCACTATGGTCCACGGAATAGGATCTGAGACGCTCAGCTCATAAACCCGATACCGCGACCGTCCCAGGCGCCTCCAGATAACTCGCGTGCTGTACTCACCCGCAAACCCACAGTTAGCGATGTGCTGATTCGACCATGTAGAGCCACGGTCATTGCTCCAGCGCAGCATAGCTTGCGGCTGTCTCGGGTTCCCTTCACCGTCCAGCAGCGGCGGCTGAGGTCCAAGGCCAACAGCAAAGTCCACCGTCAGCTCTGCGTGGTAAACCCACTGCATCTCATTCACCAAGGTTGGCGATCGGCGAAGCCTGCGAATCAGCGCTCCATCCTCGTCCAGATAGTTCAGGCTCATCTCGAAGAGGATGCCTGTCTCCCAGTCGCCCACAAGGTGCTTGCCCCACGAATACGAATGGTTCCAGCTACGATGCGGGCCATAAGTTCCAAACTCAGCGTGCCACTCTGCCCGCTTATGCCACATGCCTTCAGCTACGTCATAGGTCCAACTGCAGTCTGTACCGGGGATATACAGCACCCAGAACAAGTGACCGCCATCCTGGTAGGCATAGCTGACCGTGCTTGCGATCTGGCTCTCCGTGTAAGACGACAGCGAAGCCTCTACCGCATGGGTTGAAATCCGCAGCGGCGTGTACCCGTTGCCCCGCCATGCCTGCCGCCCGCCTCGTGTGTCCTCGCTGATCCAGAAAATCGTGTTGTCCAGCAGCGTAACGCCGAAGGTTGCCGCGCATCCCGTCTCAATCAGTGTGCCGGGGATGGCGTCGTATACCTCATCCGTCCCGGTGTCCTGATAGGGCTGGATATGCTGCGAGCCCATCACCCACAGCTCGCGGTGGCTGACCTCGATGGAGATCACATCCTCTGCGAACACCGAAACTTCGTTGACCTGGATGCCCGGCCAGGTATTGCCGTCGAGAATGCCCGAAATCTGGAACTTATTGCTTGCCCCAAAGCAGACGATAAAATAACCGTCCGCATACTTGACCTTGATCGGTGAGGCCAGAAGGCTTGCCGTCACGTCGTTGTACGTGTTGCTCGCGAGGTTGTAGCAATATGCCCGTCCACCCGCCACAATCAGCAGCTCTATCGTGCTGGCTGCGATGGATACCGGCCCGCCAAACACGTCCAGAACGCTATTCATGCGCTTTACATTCGTGCCATCCTCAAACACTTCAAACAGCGAATCCCCCACCGCCATAAACTTGCGCTTACCCGTCCAGCATTCCCCCCGCGTCGGGGATTGGGCAGGAACCTCCGGTATCGGCAACGCAGCAGTTCCGAATCCAGATCCAGTGCCTCCCCCTGTGTTCCAGATGCGGAAAGCCCAGCCGGTCTCCGTGATTGGGCCTTGGTCTGCCGCAGCCCACGGATAAGAGAAGGTGTTCGCCGTCGCAGCCGAGACCGTTACAAAGCCGCCATCATTCAGTGCGCCGCCGTCTATCGTGGTGCCAACAACGCCCCGCAGCAGGTCGCCAACTACGGGAACATAGCCCTGCGATGGGTCCACCGTGAAAGTAACGACGTTGCTGGTTATCTGCGACTGCGTGATGGCTATAAAGTCAGTCGAGCCGGGTTCATCCGTATAAGAAACCGTAAGCGGCAGCGCCCACGCCAGGCCCTGACCTGCAGGTATGGCAAACGGCGCGGGAAGCTGCGTGTCAGTGGTCGGTGTTGCCGAAGTATAGTAGATGGCATAGCCCACGCCCGTTGCGTGCGCCTCGTCATGCATGTTGGTGATGAATAGCGACTGATTCAGCATGAGCAGAATGTCCTGCCCAGTCAACGCCGATAAGCTGGTGCCGATGCTTACATGCCCCCATAGGGTTGTGCTGCTGAATGTCTGATTTGTCGGGTTGAACGGCATATCAAAGGTCGGGGGGCCGGGCGGGGTGGTCAGAGCCATGCCCGTCCCATATCCGTAGTAGGAATTCGCCTGGTCATGCACGGCGCTGGCCTGCATAACCGGATAGATTCCCTGGATCACCGCATCGTCAGGCAGTGCGCCATTAAGCGAAAAGTCACTCCACAGGATGCTATTGAACCAGTGACCCAGCGGACGGGATGTGCCAAAGTAGGCAGAGCCAGTAGCATTGACGGTGCTGGGTGGCTCATAGCCGAATGTGCTAAAGAGCTTTAGCCCAGGCGTGCCGAAGTACGACCGCTGCGTCTGCGCTCCCGGCGTCTCGATGGTCTCCGCGAAGAAGTTGATGCACTCTTCGTCAGCGATGACATTCGAGCGGGCTGTGTACGACGGTCCGATAAACCCGAAGCGACTCATATAGTTACAAACCAAACCCGTCCGTGCTATAATAGCCACTATGGAGACATGGAGAGCAGTTGTCGGGTTTGAGGGCTTCTATGAGGTCAGCGATCATGGGAATGTGCGTCGTATTGCTCCTTGGTGCGACGGGAGGAAAACTAAACCTGGACGAATCAGCGTCAGGCCCAAACAATCGGGATACGTTCGCGTGATTCTGCATCGGGAGAAAGTCCACAAGGAATTCGCGGTTCATAGGCTCGTGGCAGCAGCTTTCATCGGCCATCTTCCGTCTCTCCGGCATCAGGTGAACCATAAGAATGGGAAGCGAGCGGACAATCGCGTGGTTAATCTTGAGTACCTTTTGCCGTCGGAAAATCAGCTACATGCTTGCCGGGTTCTGCATCGTCCTAGCCGCCCTGGGTCTAAGCATCACAACGCCAAACTCTCAGAAAATGACGTGCTTGAGATTCGTTCACGCTATACGGAAGGAGCATTGCAAAAGAAATTGGCTATCGAATTTGGCGTTAGTCGAGCAACCATATGCCAGATTTGCTCTCGTCAAATTTGGACCCATGTTTAGCGCGTAAGCCCATCCAGAAAGTTGAAGTCAGGCCGCCCCGAACCCGTAGACTGCGAGGGTGCGTCACTCGCCAGCCGTGGCGAAGAGATGTTGTTGACCTGAGCCGCCTTGATTGATGCTTTCCATAGACCGATTAGCGATGCGGACGCCTCTCTCTCAAAGCTCGGCCCTAAGCTGATCGCCAGTTCATACACCAGCAGATCCCAATAGGCGGGGGGCATGGAGAAGTTCTGGTCGTAGGTCGTGATTTCGCCCAACACTAGGCGTGTCTGTACTCTCACCTGATAGGAAGCGGTAGGCACAGGCCAGAAATAGATGCTTCCCAGCGGCCAATCCGGGGAGTAATAGAAATCTGTGGGAAGTGTTGAAGTCAGCCCTTTGATGCGGTTGTTAGCCCACCAGTCCTGATCGCGGTTATTCAGCGGCAGCTCGACTCCGGGAGTACCGGCAAGGATGAGGCCGATGCTCTCAATACGGACGGGGCGCTGGTTTACGTCGAAGTTGCCACCCGGCCCGATGGTTGTCGGGGTTTCCGTGGTGGCGGGGGGGTTCAACGTAAACAGGGTAAAGTTCACGTTGTAAACCATCGTTTCCCGTGCGTTGTAGCGGTCGATTAACCGCTGCAACTTTTGCAGTATCCATGCCTGGTCTTCATTGGATGGAGTCTCGCCCATTGCGATCGCGCCGATTTCGGTCATCGCTGCTGTTACGATGTCGAGGGCTTTAACCGTGATGGAATTAGGAGCTACGGGCATTCGGGTCCTCCGTCTTCCATCCAATGCGAATTAGGCCGTCAAGCTCATCCGCATCTTTCGCGGTCAGAACCTTCGACGGCCCGTTGTCTCGCGGGTAGTAAACCTTGCAGGGAAACTTAGGCAACCTTGGGCCGTCCTGGTCCACGCTTCTCTTCCGGTGCCTCATACTCGAAGTTCGCCAGCTCTGCGTCGGGCGCTGCCACCGGAATATGCGGATTGGTGCGCCATCCCTGCTTCTGCGCATCCTCAAGCTCGATCTGGCTCTCTACCACCTTGGCGCGGTGCGCCTGCGTCTTGTCCTTCGGGTGAAGATAGACGGCCTTCGGAAAAGCCTGATGCGGGATGTTCTTCGTTGGAGGCTTGTTGATGTCCAGCACCTTCATGTTTGGGCTTTCGAGGGCCTCTTGGTCGATTGCAAATGGCATGTACGCTCCTGAAAAGTAGGGGCGTCGTGATGACCGCCCCTTTGGGGTTAGTAAACAGAGGTTCCGAGGCTGTAGCAGGTGTAGGTGGGGGTATCTCCCACCGCCGTCACAACCAGCAAAAACTCCTTGATGTTGAGCGTTGCAATGGTTGCCGTACCGGTGACAGTTCCACCGGTGCCAGCCGCAACCGTTGCCGTGCCTGCGCCCAGCTCCTTGACGAAGAAACGGATTGCAGAGCCGACCTGTGCGCCTTCAATCTGCGGTACAAGCAAGGCCGCAGTGGGAAGCGTCAGGGTCTGAGCCGATGCATTGTTCGAGGTGATGAATCCACCCAGAACATCGGCATAGGTCAGCGTGGTTGCAGTTGCGGTGTAGGCCGCAATGGTGATGGTTTCGTTGATGATGGTCGAGAAGCTGGGGTACTGCTTCTGAGGCACAAAATCAACAACGGGAAACGGGGTAGCTGTCTGGTTCGGTCCGCCTGTGGCCATGATTACGCTCCTGCCAAGGCAACTGCGCCCTGGTCGTTATAGAGATTTCCGAATCCGAGGCACATATCGAACCGGTTGGTCATCTTCGACTCACGCTGATCCCACGCACGAACAAAGCGAACCGCCATACCCGTATCCGGGTCTTCGGTCTGCTCCGCACGCTCAACAGCCTTGGGAACTTCCAGCTTGCCGCCGCTCATCGCGAATGCGAACTTGGAAAGACCGAGGCCGACCGTGCCGCTCTTGCCCGAAGGAGAGGTCGTTCCGGGCCAGATGGTGAAAGCTGCGCCGTCTGCCGGCAGAGCATCCACGTTCTGATACTGCGAGCCGGGGCCGTAGATCGCCGGGGAGATGTTGACGGTATCCGTGCCACCGGTCAGCGTAACGTCGTTCAGAACCGTGAAGGTCTGAGTGGACGAAATCACGCGCCGGGTGCTCGGGTTTACGCCATTGACGTTCAGGATGGAGAACTTGTCGCCAGCCTTGAGCGTCTGCGTGCTCGTACCCGTCACACTGAGGACGTTGCCGGACTGGTTTGCACCAGTCACAGTCACGCCACCCGTTGCAGCGGTGCCGATGGTGTGCCGATACAGCGAGTTCGACCGGTACCACTCCCAGCCCACTGCGGTGCCGAGGACGCCGCTGCGGAACATGCGCGAAATCTCCGGTGCCGGGTTGAACTGTGTGACGTTCGGGACCACATAGCTGCGCATCTGCGAGGGCGATACGATGAGGTGACGTGTCCCCTTGGGGCAAGCCTTCTCATACAGGTACTCGTCCGCAGCAGCCGCGAAGTCAATCGTGGTGGAGTTGGTGCCGAGTGCTCCCACGACACCGGAGGCGTTCTGGTAAGCGAACTTGGCAGCGCGGGAGTCCACTTCCTGGGCCAACTGGACAGCGGCGGGCTTCAGGTAGTTCGACTCAAGCTCTTCCTGCGAACGCTCCATCTTGACCAGGCGCTCGTAAGAGTCCCACTCAAAGTGAATGCCGAAGACCTGATCGAGGTTGATGGTGGTGGCGAGGCGGTTGATGCCCTGCGGCTGATAGCCGAGGCCATTGGTCACGAGCCAACGCTGGGGGAGCTTGACCTGTACGGACGAACCGACAGGGAAATTCTTGCCGAACTCCGACTCCCATTCTGTGTTGAACTGGCTGGCGACTTCGAGAGAATTCTGCAGAATCCACAGAATCTTCATCGAGACCCAGTTGGTGTCGAGGAATTGATTTGCCATTGTCTAACCTTTCCTAGCTTTTCAGCTTGGCGATGGCGCGGCGATTGGCTTCGGCCTTGAATGCGCGGAAGTCATTCGCCTTTGCAGCCGATTCCAGCGCGTCACCAGGTGAGGCGGCGCGTCCTCCAACTTCGGAGGGTGGTTTCGGTGCAGCGGTTTGAGGTTTGGCAGGAGGTTCGGGCTTGGCTTCGCTTGTAGGCTTGGCCTTACCTTCGAGTTCTTCGGCAATGAGACTTTCCGTCAGTGCAATGTATCGGAGCGCCTTGCCGGGGTTCTCTTTCGCCATCTTTACGAAGCTTGCGAGTTCCTTTTCGCTGCTCCCGATGGTGAATATCAAATCCGGCAACACTTCCGAGTCGTTCAGCATGTGCTTGACGACCGGGGAAATGGCAGCATCTCCCACAATTGCGTCTACTGTCGGCTGCAATACATCATCGAAGTTCTCGTAACGGCTTCGTGCTGATTCCACCTTCGCATTCAGCTCGCGGGTCTGAGCCTGTTGCGCTTGCTCTTTGTCCCGCTTCGCTTCGCGCTGTTCGCTCTTCCAGTCGGCCAGATCCTCGATGTAGTCCTCGTAAACCGAGAACTTCGGGGTTCCATCGGGGTTCTTGTCTTCCGGGGTTGGCTTGGGGCGCGTGAACTGCTGTTCGACCTGCTCAACTTTGGTGGCGGGCGGTTCCACCTTTTGCGCCTCTTTCAAGCCTGCACCCTTGCGTATCTTCTCAATGGTGGCTTCGAGTTGAGCGATGCGATCTTCAGCGGTCTGCTTAGGCTTCTCTGCCTTTGCCGGCTTCTCCTGCTGCGTCTTTTCCGCTTCCGAGGCGGGAACGGTTTCGGCCTTTGGTTCGGCCTCGGGAGAGGGTGCCGCGTCCTCAGTTTTCGGCGTGGGCAGTTCGCCCGTCTTGCGAAACTCTGCGCGCTGGTCCGAGGTCAGGTTGACCAAAGGGCCGCGCTCTACTTCCATCACTACAGGGGAGGGCTCTGCTATCGCGGAGGACGACTCCGCTACTGCCGCTTGTTCACTCATTGTTTTCCTTTGTGCCCTATCGCTGGGCTTGCGTGATTACTAAACTTTTTCCAGATGCTTCATCAGGTCGGGGATATGCGCCCCGCTCTCACCGCTGGTCAGCGTCCATGAAACGCCCTCGTGGACCGTCAGCGTCTCGCCAGTCGGAGATTTGTAGACGTGCTGAGTCTCGGACAGGCTATCGGGCGTGTATCCGTGCTGCTGGAGGTAAAGCTCTAACGAACTAGCCATTACTCTCCCGCTCCCTGTTGCGCTTCTTGCTGCTGCTGCGCGTCCTGGGCGCTCTGCTGGCTCTGTGCATCGGCCTGCTGCGCCTGCAGGTCTTGCTGATGCCCTGCTGACTGCTCTTGCAAGGCTGCCTGTTGCGCTCCCTGCTGTGCGGCCATCTCTTTCTCGTGCGCCTGTACCTGGAACTGTTTGGCGAGGTCTTCAACGAAGGCAAGCCGCTCATTCAGGTTCTGAGCCTTGGTGTTGATCTCGGCTACGGCTACCTGAGCCTCAATCTTCATCTTCTCAATCGCCATCTTCGATTCGTTGTCGATGACCTTGGCCTGCTTCTCCATCTCCATCTTCTGAATGATCTGCTCGTAATGCTGGCAAGCCGCATTGAGAGCCTTCATCTGCTCCTGCAACTGCGCAATCATCTGCTGTGCCTGCGGCGGTACGGGCTCGCCATCGCCTTGCGGGTCGATGATCTTGGCTATCTCGTCACCGATGGGACCAATATCCTTCAGGCTGATGGCCTTGGACAGCAGGGTGGCCTTGACGTTCGGAGGCAGCGGCAACTGGCCAAGCTCCGACACCAGCAAGTCAACGAAGGCGCTCGCCTCTTCCCGCTGGCTCTGGTAGCTCATGCCCGTGGAGATAGTCACATCGAAATCGCCCTTGGTTGGGTCGAATACCTCTTCGGGGTTGACGGGCTGGCCGTCTTCTCCCACCGGCATCTGCTGGCCATTCGGGACAATGTGCATCAACGCATGTGAGTCATCAGGCTGGCGTGTAGAAACCTGTCGCGGCGTATCCATGATGAGCGTAATCAGCTCATTGACCTGCCTGCCTGCATTCTCAATCGCGCGATCAAAGTTGTCTGTGAAATGGAAGGAGCCAACGGCCTGTTGCGCCTGAATCTTGTCTAAAGCAACACCGGATTTCTCATTCTGCCGCTGTGCTGCGGTAGGTAGAGGCGTGATGCCCATTGATGCCTGAATCGCCCTGCGCCAGCTCTCCTTGGCAATCTCATACGCCTGCGCATTGGGAGTGAACGCCGGGCGCGTCGGCAACGGTAACACAGCGTTAGTTGCACCATCTACCGTTGGGTCTACCTGGACGAAGGCGCGTGGTACTTTGTTCAGCGTGCTCCATGCCTCTTTGTCCGTCTCAAACTGCCCCACATAGCCGACGAACGGCGCTCGCGGAGCCATGCCGAACTCTTCAGCCTCTTGCGATGCGATATACGCCAGCATCTTCTGCGGACCACGAGCCAGGCGAATCATCGAGGCGTAAGCGATCTTGATCTCGCTTCCCTTCGGCACCAACATCTTCTTGCCGGTTACCGCAATAATCGGAATCCACGAACCGGCCCACTCATTCTTCTCTAGAATCTCAAGGCCGTTGGTGATGTACTGCGTAACCGTCCCGCCCTCGCCATTCTCGTCATAGCCATCAATGCGCCAATATTCGGCCACAAGGATGTTCTCGGCAACAAACCAGTCTGGCGCGGTCTTTACATCCTCTGCCTCAAAGCTGCGCTTCTGTGCCTTGGGATACTTCCCTGCAAAGTCACGCTTGCGCAGAATATCCATAACGAAGCAGCGCTTCTGATCGCAAAAGTCAGCCTCTTTGCTGTTCGGGTCCAAAAGCACCGAGAGCGGGTTCTCGATGATCTTGATTCGGGGCTCTACTTCGCCATCTTTGCTGATGACCTTGGTGGTTACCCGAAAAAATCCCATGCCGCAGTTGATTGCATTCTCGAAGGCATTCGTATAGGCCGACTGCGCGTTCGACTTGTATTCGATACCGCGAATGATGGCGCTGCGGGACTCTGCATCCTTGTCATTCGCGCCCGAGCCATTCGGGTTGACCTTGATTGCCCGCTTATTCTGCCGCAGATTGTTGATTGTGGCATTGAGGTACTGCCCTAGCTCATCCGGCGACAGGACAGGACGGTTATTGTCCTCACGCTCCAGCCGCGCATCTGCGTCCCACGGGTCGCCACTGACGAACTTTAGGTCAGTCTTCCACTCCTCGTGGTTATCGCGCCAGAAATCCCGGAAGTACTGAAAGTCTTCGCGGATCTCGCGCAGCAGCTCATCATCCTTGCCGCCCTTCGCTTCGTTGTCCCGTACCGGCTGCGAGTCCACTACTTTGAATACCTCGATACGACAGGCCGCTTCGTACGGGCATGGTCGAAGCTATGGGCCTCGCCCTTCAGTTTGCTGGGCAGCTTCTTACCCTTCGATGCAGCGTTCCACTCATTCACGTCCACGCCCTGAGCCTCCAGCTTGGCCTTGTTCGCATTGAAATATTTCTCTTGAGCTACCGACTTATAGGGCATAGCGCTCCTTAATGGCCTCGATAATCTGCCGACTGCTGATGTCGGTACTTAGACTGGAATGAATGGTCGGGCCAAACTCTGCAGGAACAAGCGCCTTTAGAGCCTCGCGCTTTATTGGTGGCTTATTCCGTCGCTTTGGCTTAGTGCGGCAAGTCTTTACTATTACCGGCGGTGGATCATACGAACATGTGGGAGCCGCGCTGAATGATTCAGCCAACTTGCTTTGCAGCCAGCACCATTGAGAGCAGAACCCCTCACCGCTAGACCTTAGAAATACATCGCACTCCCAATGCGGTTTCCCGCAAATCGAGCATGCTTCGATCACCCTGCGACCTCGTGAATTCGGCTCTCAGGCATCCAAACGCGCTCACGCTCGGCCTGGGCCTGCTCTTCGTAAATCGGCTGCGCTCCGCATGACCGCGCCAACTCTGCCATGTGGTACTGCTCCAACGACAATGCTTGGAACTTCAGGTGAGGCCGCATTGCCTCTAGCTTCTCTGCCCGCTTGCGCTTGTCCGGCTCGGTCAGCAGCTTCTCGCGCAAATGGTCATGATCCTGAATCAGCGAGGCCAGAAACGCCAGCATGTCAGGGTCTTCAATGTGCTGTAGCGGGCAGACAATGGCGAAGTTCTCAACCTGCCTGCGCTCGTCTAGTTCCATTTAGGTAGCCGCTCCTGCCGCAGAATCGGGGTCAGGCTTCGGTAGCTTGCCACTCGCCATCAGGCTCTTCGCCTTGGCGCGAATGCGTGAGGCTGCGGATTCGGTCAATGCCTTCAATTTCTTCATGACCAGGCGCTCCCCTTCTGTGGTGGTCCTTGTGGCTTAGGTTTCGGTGGTGCAACCTTCACAGCAAACGTCATCGCGAGGCTGTCTCCCAAGTCAGGGCTATCCACGCCTCGCGCCTTCATCTCATCCTTCTTTTCCAGCATCAGGCAGCCCTTGCTAGGGTGATAGCCATAATCGGGCCCGGTCAGGTCTGTCTCTATCTCGGCCTCATCGGGGATCTGTGCGCCTTCCAGCCAATCGCGCATATCGCCCCAAACCTCAGCCCTGCGATTCAGGTACTTGTGCTGGTCGCTTGGTGTTGCGCCGCCGTGAAACTCAACCATGACTGTCTTGCGGTCATATCCACGAGCCTTCAGGTAGTCGAATACAGCCCCACCAATGCCATCGCCATCAATCACCACTGCATCAGGCTTCTCTTCTTCGATAGCCTCTAAGACTTTGCCACCCAGGGTCTGTGTATCTACTCCGTAGAACTTGCCGATGAACTCGGCTTTTCGTCCTTGCCGTTTGCAGATGATAGACCGATCATCTCCAAATCTGGCCACGTCAACGCCAAGAATAACGGGCATTTTCTGGTGTCCATCAACAACCCGCTTCCGCGCTGCTGCAACAATTTCCCCAGAAATAAATTGGGTCGATCCACCACGCGGGAACTCGCCTCTGATGCGGACTCTGGCTCTATCACTGTCTTCTCCCCATTCCTTGATCTGCGCATCCAGGAGGGCTTTGTTTGTGCCCTCAACTGTACGAGAATCAATCTGTCTTTTGTGCCAGCGGTTCGCGCCGGTGATGGCTCGATAGAATTCACCAGTGTTGCGGGTGGGGTTTCCAAAAGCGATC